TGAGGTTTGAAATTCCAGAACCGTTGGAAGCGACGAGAAATCCATTCACAGTCAAGCCCGACAGGGTTCCCACGGACGTGATGTTGACCTGTGCAGGGTTCGTGACGCTCGAGGCGACGTTGGCGGCTGCAACGTTGCCAACCAGATTCGAGGAGTTGAGGTTTGCAATTCCAGAACCGTCGGAGGCGACGAGCAATCCATTCACAGTCAAGCCCGTCAGGGTTCCCACCGACGTGATGTTGGTCTGGGCAGGGTTCGTGACGCTCGAGGCGACGTTGGCCGCTGCAACGTTCCCAACCAGGTTCGAGGAATTGAGGTTTGAAATTCCAGAACCGTTGGAAGCGACGAGAAATCCATTCACAGTCAAGCCCGACAAGGTGCCCACGGACGTGATGTTCCCTTGGGCAGGGTTGGTGACGCTCGAGGCCACCTCTGCAGAAACCACGTTGCCAACTATGTTTGAGGAATTGAAGCTATACAGACCCGACGCGTTACCAATGTACAGACTTGCAATGACTGAATTGAGGTTTGAAATTCCAAAGACGTTGAGGGTGGATGACCCAAAGACGGTTGCTGAATTTACGTACAGGGTGGAAACGTTCAGGGTGTCTGTTATGTTTGCAGACCCGAGAACGAACAGGTTGGAACCGTCGGGCGGGGGACTGAGGGTCCCGACAGAGACGCCGTTCTGGTAAGCCACGTTCCCGTTAACAGTTGTCCATTGAGAAGAGAGGATCCCAACGTTGGATGCAGCGGTCAAGCGACCATATTGATCCACTGTAATCTGTGAGACGTTCGCACCAGACCCGTACGTACCTGGAGTCACTGTGGTGACTGGAAAATTTGCGTTTGAAATTGTTCCTGTAAGGTTTGAGGCGTTGAGGTTTGAAAGACCAAATGCATTCCCCGCGTACGCCAAACTTGTTATAGACACTGCATTCAAAGTAGTTGTCACATTTGCCGTGATAAGGTTTGCTCCATATATATTCCCTGATATGTACAAGTCGGTTGTAAAGGAATTGCAACTGTATAGATTCGATGCCGAGAGGCCATAGAACGTATTGAGTGAATTCCCGTTTGAAATATAGATCATTGGAGGGATTGGAGGTTGGCAATTATTTACGATGACACTTCCACATCCCCCTCGACTCAAACCATTTGTGATGCTGTCACACATCGTCTATCTGTTTTTTACGGAGATTATTATCAAAAGACCCACAATAGCAACTCCTCCGATGATCATCATCTTGGTATTATCCCCACTGTCCCATGTGACGGGAGGGGGGAGGCTCTCTGGGCGCTCGGGTTCGTCTGGGACGTGAATCGTCTTGAATTTCAGGAGAAACATATTACGTCCAGAAATGACCAAAGTTCCACTGTTCGGCTGACGCCACGAGATGGTCAGACGGTCGAGCTTGTCGATTCGGGCAGGATACTTGGTGCTGATGCGGTAATTGGCGTTGTAAAACTCTGCGGCGCCTGAGATTTTGATGGGAATCGTGGCAAAAGATCCATCAAATGCGTTTGAGGTCGGGGTTGACACTTTCAGCGCATCGGCGCAGAGGTGCGTGGGCGTCCGGAGCTCTGCCACGTCGAGCGTAACGAATTGGGAGGCGGCAAGGTTAGGCAACTGCGCAGAAACCAACTCAACCTCGGAGATATTCAAGATTGGGTTGGTGAGGTGGAGGGTATAACTGTTTGAATCTGGCCAGAGATCCTGGTTGCGATTATCGGAGTCGACGTACACGATGTACTCCATATAAAGTACTATCAGACAATTTGCCCACCGTACTGGCACACGTTCGGCTTGGAGCACGTGAAGCGCAAGGTTAACAAACTGGGACCAGCTGGGTCACCAAGTAAATTACCGTTCGCCTTGAAGAGTTTGACAGTGAGGGTCTGGAGCTGACGGATGGGTTCGATGAAGATCACGTCGGTTGGGAAACCGGAACCGGATTCCGTGTAGACGGTGCGCGTGAGGGTCTGATCGGTAGGGATGGCCGCCAGAGACGACTTGAGATACTGGAGATTGGGCAGATCGGCGGTCAAGGCGCCCTGAGTGGAGATTTTACCGGAAGAACTGAGGGTGTACTGGAGAGTAGCACGATCGTTGAATTTAGACACGAGTTCATCAATATAAATATAAATAGCAGGAGTGTCACTTGCGTTCGCTGCGATACTGGCGCTCAGAAGCTCAGCCTTGACTACATTTCTCAAAGGAATGTTGATATACGAGACGAAATCGACGTTTGAAACCGTCGTGTTCACTGTATCAACACGGATAGTGTAGACTTCTGTGTCACACATTTAATTTACATTTAGATTAAAAACCGAGCGGGAACTCAGGAAACCCGAAGGGTTTTCGCCCCTGCGGGATCACGAGTGCTGCGCACTCGGTCTAGGTCCGCTCGAGCAGAGAGCCACCGATGCCGTTCTCGATGGAAAAGTCGCGAATCTGGGAGCGAATCATGTCACCGTCACCGCACAGACCACCTGGGGTCAGACCACGCGAATAGTACGCCGCCTTCTCGGAGGGGCCTGCAGTGCACTCCAGAGACGAGGGAATCTCCGTCAGGCTCATGGGACCCGTGGACGCCTGGGGGCCAGGCATCGTCACCAGGGGGGCAGCCTCATAGGTGCTGCCGCGACCCTGGAGGAGCATGACCAGGATAGCCACGAGGAGACCGATGATCACAGCCTGAGTGAAGATCTTGCCAATTTTGAATGCCATTTATAATTCACTAATATTTTTTTGCTGCGTTAAAGATTGCGAGTTCCTTTCTTAAAAGATTCCAGAGATGGAGACCACTATGACATTCGACGGCCCTATGGATATGAACGATGACGAGTCCAAGCTTCTTGACGAAATCTCGATTCAGATGCCTACTCGGAAGACGGTCCCTCTACGTGTCAAGCCTGCCCGTCCCAGTCCTTTTGCGAAGCGGGCGCCTGGTCCATCAGAGTCAATGGCTGCCCCTGACGATGCAGGTATGGACATGTTCATGAACCCTGGGAAGCGCACGGCACCACCCCCTCCAATGGCTGAGGAGTTTGACGACGGTGAGGACATGATGGATGATGGGTTCGGTGGGCAGGACGGTACCCAGCAGCAGCAGTTCCAGGGCGACCAGACGCCCTCGGAGGGATACAAGACGATCGAGGACGAGAAGGCTGACTTGCTGAACAAGATTACGCGCCTGAACAAGAAGGGTATCCAGTCGAGCGCCCGTCTGACCATTTATTCGGACATTGAGGAGATTCGCACCGAGTACAAGCGGATGACGTACAGCATTGAGGTTGATCGCTCCATCAAGTTTCAGCGCCGGATGATGATTGCCTGTGTGACTGGCCTGGAGTTTCTGAACGACAAGTTTGATCCTTTCGATTTGGAGCTGAACGGCTGGTCCCAGAACTGCATGGAGAACGTCGAGGATTACGACGGGGTGTTTGAGGAGCTTTACAACAAGTACAAGACGAAGGTGCAAGTGGCGCCAGAGGTGAAGCTGATCATGATGGTGGGCGGGTCGGCGATGATGTTCCACCTGACGAACAGCATGTTCAAGGCGGCGGTGCCAAACGTGACTCAGGTGATGAAGCAGAACCCAGAGCTGATGCGCAACATGGTTGACGCGGTTCAGAGGTCGCAGGGCGCGGGTCCAGCATCGAACGAGCCTCCAGCAGGGGGCCTACGACGGGAGATGCGGGGGCCTGGCATGGACTTTGGATCTCTGATGGGTATGATGGGGCCACCACCACCCCAGATGAGCCGCCCAGCGAGGGAGGAGGATGACGTTTCCGACATTGTGAGCATCGATGCAGGAGATACGGACACGCGGGAGGTGGCTGTAAAGGGGAAGGGGAAGGGGAAGAGCAAGAAGAAGGAAGTGTCCCTCTAGAAAGGGGGAGAATCTCGTAGAGATTCCCTTTCCAGAGTAGAGCACACCCAAAAAACTTCTAAACACTAAGTAATGGCAGTGGCCTTTGCGCCATTCGAAGAAAACGAAGCCGCTCCAGTACGGCCTCAGCGTCTTTTAAATAAAGAAACTATACTTCCAGTCACGGACAATACAGAGTGTAATTTTATAGTTATGGGATTTGTTTTTGGGGTGTTTCTCTTGGGCCTCGTGGACTCTATCCGCAATTAAACAGACACGTCCCCTTTCCAAAAACCTCGGTAGGTTTCTCAGAGGCTACGTCAGCTCCATCAATACAAAAGCCTCCTTCTTTGTAAACCTTCAGTCGTTTACGATACATGGCGA